TACTATATGGAATCTTAGAAACGTGCTTTAATTTATCTGAGAAGTATTTTAAAGACTCAACGTCATTAATTTCTGGACCTTCACCACCTAAAGTTTCAATTTCTGGTTGTTCACCGTCTTTTGAAGGTAACCAATATTCTTTATTAAATTGAAGCATTGGTTTACCATTAGTTTGTAAAACACCTGAATCCCAATCAAAATCAACTACTTCTTTATAGTTATTCATTAACTGAGCCAAAGATTGTTTTGCTCTTGTTTTAGATTTACCACCAACTGGGATAATAAATTTCATTCTATATGAAGCATTTGTAACAGCCCAAATAACTCTGGTATGTTCCATAACTCTCAATAAGTTAAATGCTCTGATTAATCTTTCTACGTAAGAAATACGCGATGCTGTAGTAATAGAAGAGTATGAGATGTAAATAATTTGCGCATCATATAATTTACGCTCTTTGATTGGATCGTCTTTAAACTGAACCCAAACTTTTTTACCATCTTCTTTGTTGTAACCTGGAACTAATGTGGTTGGATCAATTTCTTTAAAACCAATAATCTCTGTCATTTCAGGATTATAAACGATCTCAAATGCTAAATAACCGTCAATTAACCATTTTCTAAAGTAAAACCATGCTGATTGATCTCCAGCAAAACCAAAATACTGATAAATGTTTCTAAATGATTTATGCATATAAGATGTAACTTCTTCAGAAACTTCCATACCGATTAAAGTTGGTGTTGCTATAAAGTTTTTCTCATCAAATACAATAGATTCATCGCAAAGAATATCTAGAATGTCTTCGATTTCATCATAAAGAGAAAATTGTCTTAATTCATCTCTTTTAGATTTATAATTCATGTCAAAGAACGGAAGGTTCTTTCTCATGTTAGTATCTGCCATAGATAATGCAGCAAATGCACCATAAATGTCATCTGAATCTACGCCCATTAAGTTCATTTGACCATAGCCAAATTGATCTTCCATTGGACCGATCGCTTGTGATTGTCTTAACACTAAATCGTCATAATACATACCAAAAGACGATAACTTTTTAAGTGTATCGCTTAATCTAAAGGGTCTTTTACCTGTACTAAACGGTCCGTTTCTGTCTACGAATCCTGCCATTATATTTTGTATTTAGTTTTTTACTTATTTAATTATATATTCATATTTCTATAGTACTCTGTGAAAAGTCTCTTGATTTTCCATGGACTAGCTCCATTTAGCTTTATGAAATCACACAATGCTATTTTTGCCCAGCTTTCGTAAGATACTACAGCTTGATTCTTTTTAAGATGTGTTTTATATCTTCTAATTGCAAAGCCAAAGCCAAAGTTATCTAAGTATTTCTTAACAACTTCATATCTTAAAGATCTTAAAGGTCCTTGTATTGCTGCGCTGTTTTTCTTAATGCCTGTAGATTGTGCTGCAATTTGAGAGTGATATATTTTATAAAAATTATCTAAAAACTCTTCTTTAAATTTAACAGGCAATAAATTTAAATTAATACCGCACTCTGTTGTTTTGTCAATCGGTAATAACGCTAAAACAACTGGATTCATATCCCACCATTCTAATGTTTCCTTTGTTACTGGATTGATATAATCGAATACGTATATTTTGCCAGGTTCAAATGGTTTGGGTGTTCTTTCAACAGATTTATCTTTTCTACTCTTAAGAGCATCTGAAAACCATTTCTCAGAAACATTTCGAGCTTCTTTTTTGCTCTTATTTTCTTTAATCATTTTCAATATTTCTTTCTTAACGTAATCCATTAATAGAGTCTTCTGTTAGAACTATAAAGCTCCAATTTCTGTTTTTACAATATTCTTTTGCATACGTATATTTGTCTAAATTTTTAATATACTGTTCTGCTAAAAATTGATATGAGCTCAGTGCTTTTTTAGAAGCTTTTTTTGGAGGCTCAGGTTTAATCAATTGCTGTTTTGGTTTGATTTCTACTAGAAATTCTTTAAGATTATTATCTTCTTGAAGAACTTTCATATAAAAATCTGGATAATATTTATGTTTTCTATTATCTTGTCTAGATATGTATTCTACTTCTACGGGTTCGCTGGACCACAATAAAACCTTGTCATTATTATCACACCACATCATAAACTTTCTTTCCCATGAAGATCTATATATGACTGGTGAAGGACCAACATATTTAGTTGGATCATTAGGTATATAATAACCTTGATTGAATCCTGACTTTTTTGTAGGTCTTACGTTTTTTATTGACATTTGTTAGATTGTGTAAATTCCACCCATATCACTGTCTTCTCCGTTGTGAGAATTAGCTTTGTTTAATGATATAGTGCCTTTGTATTTTTCTGGGTGAATTGCATTCCAACCTTTAGCATAACCTCTTTTTGCGATTTCTGTAAAGTATGCAAATGCATTGGTGTACTTTGGATTAAAGCCTTTCCAATATTTTAATAAATCTAAAATAGCAAATGATAAACAGTCTTCTCTGTCTTTTTCATCAACATATCTCATTCTATTGATTGCTTTTTCTGCCAAGAGAATAAGCATCTTCTCAGCTTCTTTAGTTAATTTTTCTTGCTCTTTTGAAAGCACGATTTGATCGTATAAATCCCTATTGTTTAAATAGTTTTTCTTTCTGGCTGGTTTCTTAACCGGCGTTGGAGTTTCAACAACTGCGGGCTTTTGTTCTGTAATTTTAGTGTTTGTTGCCAATGTATGTCTGTTTTTAGTTTATTATACGTAAGTATTTGATTTTGTTTATAAACTAAAAAGGGGACGCATTAGCGACCCCTTTTAAATATTTGTGTAGAATGTTATGCTTGTAATTCAGCAATCTTAGATTCCCATGATTTAATTTCAGCTAAAAGAAAGTTATTAGCTTCTTTAATTTCTGGTAAATTTCTATCAGCTTCGGCTAATACATTTCTTTGATCTTTTAAGAAAGCGATAGTTTCTTGACATTCGCTAATTTGTGCTTGTACATCGGCTAAAGTAGACGCTTCACCTTCTAAAGATTCAATTAAGAATGCAGATGCATCTTCACCTGTTTGTTCTTTAACATATTCTAAAGCTTCATTTGCGTTTTTAGCTTCAAAGAATTTATAGATGTGATTTCCTTTGTTGTTTCTAGAAACATAAAGTTTTTCATCAGCTTTGATTAAGTCAACCGTAATGTTATTTCCTTCAAAACATGCAACCATATCTAAAACGATATAAGATTCCAACATTGCTGGAATAGCTTCAAATAATTCAGCAGTTTTTAAGTTTTCATATCTAATTGCACCACCTGCAAAAATATGCTTAGAGAAACTTTCAGATACAATCTCTGAATTACCCCATGTAAATTTGTTTTCTGCAATGTTATAGTTAAATCTAGAAGTACCTAAATACCATCTAACATTGTTTTCGCTAAATTCAAAAGTTTCAAAAGCTGCAATTGCAGAATTTAAATTAGCATTGTTTGAAGTTTCTACTAAAGAAACTGAATCACCTGACATTTCAAAGATTCTACCATTTAAATAAAATGTAGCAGAAGTCTCTGATTGTACTAAAGGAGCAAGAATATTTGTTCTCATTTTTTGTTAATTTTTTTATCTTTTATTATATATCCTAATATTATATGTCGTTTTTATCTATAATATTCACGTCATCTGTATTAGATCCTCTTGTAAAGCTTTCAATTTTTTGATCTGTTACTGTTGAAAGTATTTCAAACATTCTGTTACCTGAATGTATTTCTGTATCAAATTCAAAAGCTGGTATGAATGAATTTACTTCAACTGAGAATGTAATTTTGTATTTATCTTTGTCATCAAACGTAAATTCTATAGGTCTTTCGTTCTCATAATCATCTGGCATGGCATAATATGAAGCAATTCTATATGTACCTTCATTTAAGTGTCCAACGTCAACATTGAAATAATTAGACTTATAAAGTCTTTTGATAATCATTTCGGTGATTTTTAATGAGTCTAATTGTGAACCAACTAAAACCTCAATTGAAAAGCCAAGAGTCACTGGAATCATTGTAAATTCAGCGTTGTAACCTTCCATGGCGCCTTCGCTATTTAATTTAGTGTAAGATCCTCTAACACCTTTATTAACCAACTTGCTTGAATCTATTGATAAAGATGTTAAATTTGCAACACCTCTTGGTATAGAGTCATAATTTCCATCTGCAAACATTTTATCGGGTACACAATCTAAGCCGTCTGGCGTAGTAAATAAGAAATTATCTCTTAAGAATTGATCATCTCCTGTAATTGAATAATAAAATGGAACATCTACAACTACTCTAGTATCATTGTCCTTTTGTCTGTAAAAGTAAATTTTATTATTAAGGTCTGAAATTAGGCCTATAATAATATGTCTTACTACAGAATCGTCTGCATTATATTTTGAATTGTACGTTGACATTAATTTATATATTTTTATTCAATTGCCTCTATTTCAAACTTAGAGAATCCGTTTTCTTTAAATATGTGTAACTTTTTATCAAAGATCTCGTGCGGAAGCGGAGTATGATTGATTACAAATGTATTTATCTTACTTTCTTTTATAACCTGGCTCAATATTTTTAAGATGTTGTAAATACCATCTTGGTCAACTGAACTTAATAATTCATCTAAGAATAAAAGATTTAACTGTGGAAATCTTAATTTAAGGATCTTAATGATTGAAATAATAATAACGAAATCTGCTTTTTTACGTTCACCTGTCGAAAGAGTCATTGCATTAATCTCTTGCCCTAAATGCGTAATAACACAATCAAACTTTTCATTAAATTTTAATTGAAAGCTTAAGTGCATTGTTTGGCTTAAAGCTGCAATGTTTGCATTTAATCCTGGTAAAATGGTTTTAATGGCTAGATTTTTAACTCCACCTTCACCTAAGATTTCTTCAACAGCTTCTAAAAATAAATAATCTACATTGGTTTTATCTTTGTTGATTGCCTTCTCAGCTTCTTTTTTCTCAAAGTCTTCGATGATTTGTTTTAAATGATCAAATTGGCCATTATTATCGATAGAGTCTTTGATGCTTAATAACTCATTTTTAAAGTTTCTAATGTTAGTATTTAACATAGACACCTTTTCTAAAACTTGAGTTTCTTTAGCTTTTAATGCATTGATCTCAGTTGAAAGTTCTCTAATTCCAGTTTCGCAGGTAGATAAAAGATCTGGCATGCCTTCGCATTTATGTTCCATTTCATTTTTTCTGTCTGTGTGAAAATCACCAGTTAAAGGCGCTTCACAGGTTGGACACGCATTCTTTTCATAAAGAGCTAATTTCTTTTTAAGCTCATCGTGTTCGTGTTTTAACTTGCTGTATTCTGATTTTTTAGAATCTAAGTCTTTTGCTTGTTTGCCTAAAGTTTCTTTAATCTTGTCTTTAGCTTCTTCTAATTTCTTTTTATTGTCATCAAATTGAATTAGTTTTTCTTTTAATTCTTTGATCTTTTCTTTGTTCTTAGTCTTTGATTCAGCCAATAATTGATTTAACTTCATTTGTACTGAAGTCATATTTTCATTGATCTGTTTTAATTCTCTATCAAATGAATCTAAATCAACTTTAAGATTTCTACGTTCTTCTTTAATAGATTTAGCCATATCATTTAAAATAGAGAAACCAAACAATCTATCAATGATTTGCTTCTTGTCATTATTAGACATGGTTAAAAATGACTTAAAGTCATTAACTGATAAAATAATAATGTTTTTAAATACATGGTAAGGAATGCCGTAAACCTCTTCTTCTAAATATTCTTGAACAGATTTTTTACCGGCTTTATCGAATTCAATTCCATTAAGCATTACTTTAAAATGGTTAGGTGCAAGTCCTCGTTCAATATCAACTTCGATATTTTTACATTGAACCTTTAACTTTACCATTAAGCTTTTATTAATTCTATTAGGTAAGTCTTGTAATTTTACACCTTCTAATTTTCCATATAGACCAAATACAATAGCATTGGCGATAGTAGTTTTACCATCGCCATTTTTACCAGTTGTTAAAAACAATTCTGCTTTATCATCTTCAAAGCTT